TACGTGTAGCTTTAACAAGTTCAGTTACATCACCTACAAAGCCTAAAGAGGCAGGAATAGCCCCTCTTAAAGCTGCTTCTCCTGTCTCTAGTAAACCCTTGCCATACTCAGCTAAGCTAACACCTTCTTCAGACTCTACAGGCTCTGAAGGCTCTGCAGGCTGTCTAGCCTGTTGCATTTCTTTAAGCATACGAGCGATTTCCATTTCTTTACGCATACGGTCTATTTCTGCAGCCTTATCCATCACTAACCTCCTGCCTTAAACGCTTTGTAATCTGCTAGTACTTTGTCATATCTTTCATCTAAATCAGAAGGATTGGTGTCATCTGTAGGGATAGTAACATCAGCCCCTTTAGCTCGTGCAATCTTTTCTTGTATCTCAGCATAACGTTGTCTAAACTCACCAATACGCTCTTCAAAGTCTCCTTGTTGCATAGCAGGGTCGATAGACCTAAATGCTTTGATTAACAAGTCTATCTCACGCTCAGTAACTTGACCAAGTCCTGAAGCGCCTGTTTGACTACTTGCTTTCAATTCCATCAGTTTCTCAAGGAATGAATTAGACTGTAATGTAGTTATATCTTGACTCAACGTATAAGCATCTGTACCCGGAATAAATTTACCTGTAGCATAGCCAACAGCCGTCATGTCTTTACGAAGTCTTATGGTATCTTCCACAACACTATCTACATTATCTATAGCTTGGAAAAAGTCCTGTTCAGCATACTTACCCTGCTGTAGTCTTTCAGCCGAGCCTAGTTCATTTAGCACTTGTAGCTTCTTAGCATCAAGTTCTTCTTGTGACAAGTCCTGTTTAGAAAGCCCATTAGCAGATTTGTAATACTTTGCTTTACTTGCAGGGGATAAAGTAGATAACTGGGATGTTAAAGCGTCTTTTCTCTCCTCAGCATCCAACATTGCAAAGTCATTCTTAGCATTAAATAATGTTTGATACACGTTAGGTGTAACTAAGTTACCTTGTATTTCATCCTTAGATACAACTTGATTACCACCAACAGGCTTTATAGTTTGATTACCTTTATCATCTGTAAAGACTGTGTAGGAGTTTCCAGTTTTATCATCAATAAATGTTTTACCTTCACCAATACTAGGTGTCGCAGCAGCTGACTCCTTCATCTTCAACACTTCTTGTGCTGCTTTAGCTAATGTAGGGTTTTGAACCATGTTATTCTGAATAATAGTTCTTAATTGACTTTCATCAGCATTTGATAGTTTCTTCTGTAACGCCAACTTTTTAGCCTGTTCAGCTCCTTGAGCCTGCTGAGCCTGAACAGCCATCTGCTCATTCCTACCCATAGCAGGCTTATTACCCATCACACTGTTAGCTAACTCTCTACCACCCTCTGTAGCCGAGCGAGCAGCGCCTGAGTAGGCTGATAAAAACCTACCCATAGCGTCATTCCCGTAGTTAGCACCTTGCATCCGAGCCTGTTGAGCCTTCTGTCGGGCTTCTTCGTCTAACAGTCTACCTAGCTGTGGATTTGCTTGAGCTAACAAGCCTTTAATATCTGCGTTCATTATTGTGAACCTCCGCCTACGAATATATTACTAATAGCACGTAACAACTCTGCATCCAATGTAGCGCCACCAAGTCCTAACTCTTTCAGCATACCTAATTCGGCAGTACCTAATTGACTTAACGCACTTGTACCTGCTAATTGACCTGCTTGTTGTAACTGAGCTTGCTGTAGTGCAGGCTGTAACATAGATAACTGTTGCTGTAACGGAATACCCGATGCATTCAGAGCTTGTGTTATGTTAGCTAATCGCTGACTATCTAGCTGTGTAGGTAGTGCAGCAGCTTGCTGACCCATCTCGAACATACCTTGTGCTCGTGCTAAGTCTTGCATTCCTAACTGACCGCCCAACTCTTGAGCTTGCATACCTAAACCAAGCATACCTTGACCAAGCTGTTGTTGCTGTGCGCTAATACCTGCACCGGTCTGTGCAATCTGTGCAGCCAACTGTGCAGACGACTGTTGACGTGACAAACCTTCAGACTGTAGCTGTGAAGCAATCTGTTCAGCAGACATACCAAGCTGTGCAAGCTGTGAAGCACGTGCCTGTGACTCTGTGTCAAGCGCTGATTGAGCCTGTTGAGCACCAATATTAGCTTGTCCTAATTGCATCTCACGACTAAACCCTTCACTCTCCAACTGAGCCTGTACCTGTTCAGCACTTAAACCAAGTTGAGCTAATTGCGCTTGTCTGTTTTGCATCTCAGACTGTAACGCTGATTGAGCTTGTTGAGCTTGTAAGTTAGCGCCTGCAAGAGCCATGTCCTGACTAAAGCCTTCTGATAACAACTGGTTTTGTACTTGTTCAGCACTCATGCCCATTTGTCTTAATTCATTAGCTCTACCTTGTGCTTCAGACTGTAACTGACTCTGTAGCTGTGCAGTCTGTAAATCCGCTTGTCCAAGCTGCATAGCCTGTCCAAACCCTTCAGAAGCTAATTGATTCTGTATTTGGTCTGCTGATAAACCTAACTGAGCAAGCTGTGCTTGACGTTGCTGAACACTCGACTGTAAAGCCTCTTGAGTTTGTGCTTCAGACAATTTAGCCTGACCAAGTTGCATTTGTTGACCAAAGCCTTCACTGTCAAGTTGTGCTTGAATCTGTTCACCAGATAAGCCCATCTGACCAAGCTCTGTAGCTCTTGCTTGTTGTGATGTAGCCAACTGGTCAGCCATGCCTATAGCTTGTAGTGAAGCAGCATTACGAGCTTCTGCTTGTGCTTTCTCCATAGCGAGCTGTTCAGGTGTACCACCATAAGCTGCTGTACTGACACCTAAACGACCTTGAGCGGCTAAACGATTCTCTAATGCAATACGTTGACGTTCTTCTTCCGGTGTCTGTGTAGCTCGAATCTGTTCAAATAAACCTTCTGCTGTTGGTGTATCACCTTGTAAAGCCTGTTGCGCTTGTGATAACAACCCTTGGCTAAATTCACCTGCACCTGTGCGTGCTGACGGAGCATCAATACCTGCAAATGCACCTTGTACGTTCTGAGCCTGTGCACCTAAATCAGCTTGACCAAGTGCTTGACTTGCTAACTGTCCAGACAATCCACTAAACTGTGATGGAGCAACACCTGCAAAAGCACCACTAACATCAGCAAATTGACCTGCTGCGTCAACACCACCCATTGCTTGGTTCTGTACAGCCTGTGCAGCACCTGTTTGGAAAGGACTACCGCTAACACCACTAAACATCCCTGCAACACTAGGCGCTTGCGCACCAAAGTTCATGTTCTGTGTAGCTTGTGCGCCTATGCCGCCTGCAACGTTAGAAACACCCGGTGCTTGTATACCGCTAAATGCGCCTGTAACGTCTGCTCCGCTGCCTGCGAAGTCTGCTTGACCTGTCAACCCTTGTAAGCCTAATAAGCCTGCAGAAGGCTGTCCAGAAGCTGTTAAGCCCTGTGTAGTCATTGCTGTTTGTAAACGTTGCAACTCTGCAGGTGACTGTGCATCAGCTATTTGTTGTTGTCCTGCTGAAGTGTACATACTACCGAGGCGTTGAGTACCCATACCGCTACGAGCATTCATAGCCTGTTGAGCCTGTTGGAATGCGTTAGCACTTGTATTACCTAAGCCATAAACGCCTTGACCTACACCACCCATCATATCTGCAGCTCGTTGCTGTAGAGCTAGTTGGTTAGGGTCTTGTGAGATTGTTAACCCTTGGTCATTGAACGTACCAGTACCTGCACCAGAAGTAACAGTGAATGGTTTAAATGTTGTACCACCTGCAATCTGTTCAGCTAATGATTGGTCACCTGCTGTGACACCTGAACGTGCCATTAAATCGTTCTGTATAGCTTGTAAGTCGCCTTTACCTTGGTTGATAGCGGCATTTGTAGCTGCTAAGCCTGTTGCGCCTGCTGCTATATTACCTACGTTACCTGTAATACTGTCCCATAAATCACCTAATAAACTCATTAGTATGAACCTCCGTCAATAGTACCTGCTTCTAATGTACCAGAGACAGTTACCGAAACGGCTGTCGTTGTACCTGTTAATACAGCATTGTTTGTGTTAGCTTTGCTGTTAACTGCTGTTGATAAGTTGTTAAATTCTACGTCAAACTCAGCACCCTTAATAACCTTAGCAGGGTCGCCAGAGGTTAGTGCATCTTTTGCTGTGAAGTTTGTTGTTTTAGTGTAATTAGCCATTATACTACCCTTCCTAATACGGATTGTGCTGTTATTCGTTGAACAGAAATTGGACTACCTTCAATGTTAACTTCGACACCTAGCTGTACAACTGCACCGGCTGATGAAGCGTTAACACTTGGTCTGTTAACCAGTATCCCTTGATTGTATTCACCCACTCCAAACTCTGCAATTCCAAATTCAGCGATGTTCTGTTCCGGTAATACAAACGCTCGTTTCTTGTAAGCGAAGTCATAATCGTAGCCGTAGTTTAATGTAACGCCTGTGTCACTACCGCCAATAAATGTTATCTTTAAATTCTTGAGCATCTTCAAGTTAGAAGGTGCTCCAAAGTCTAAATAGTTTGTGAAGTAGGACATTTGATAGCCACTACCACCTGAACCATCCGTTGTCACACCATCTAAATGCCCTGTGTATTTTGTAACGCCTGTTTCTTTACCAATCAGTACGTCATTCTCTACAGTCCTGTATAGCAAGCATAACGGGTTAATAGCGTTCCAACGTGTTACACGACTTGAACCGTCTTCTAAGTTGCCACGCATATCGAATACATACACAACACCTGCACCACGAATGTTCAACAAGTAGAAAGCTTCATCAGGTGAATATAAGCTCCCGTAGCTATAGCCTGCTGTTAAGTAACTACCCAACTCATTACGTACATTCTTAGACATATCACCAATAGGTGCTGACTTTTCTTGTATTGTACGGTTGATTGAGCGAACACCTGTTTCTGATAGGAATATTAAATCACTACCTGTGTTCTGTATTGTTCTGTGTTCTAAACAGCCTATACCAACTATTGTATCTGCTAGTTCCATTGTTGCAGGGTCTGAAGCACCGCTGTAAACAATTATCTGACGCTTACCGAAGATGAACAAGAAGTTGTTGTGTGTAGCTAAGCCAGTAATAACATCACTACCACCTGTCCACACCTTACTAACATCTATACTGCCTGACGAGCCTGTATTCCAAGCTGCACCGATTAATAAGTCTGAGAAGTAAACAACTGTACCGTCTGCTACCCACAATCTACCAAAGGCTGATAAAGGTATGTTACCTTGTGGCACAGTCCCTGCGTAATCGGAATGGTTACTAACTAAATCACACGTTGTACCGTCATAATACAAAGGGTCTGTACCTTGACGGAAAATGTATGTAATGTTGTTTAACGTAGCAAAGTTGTACTGTCCATCACTAACTGTATAGCCCGAAGGTGTTATGTCAGTAAGTGTTTCTTCACCTTTATAGATTGCTGAGGCTGTTGCGCTAATTAGCTCTGAAGAGCTATCAGCATTAACATGCTCGTGCATACTAACAACAGCATCACTTGTTGTGTTTAAGAACTTATAGCCCTTTCTAGCACCTATTCGACCAAATCTATCGATAACACAATTTTCAGCCGTCAGAGCAAACTGTTCAGTAAGACCTGTTGGACTGTCCTGTGTATTTAAGCCGTAAAAGCCCGGTGCTTGTATAACTATACTTTGTAGTGGCTTTGCCATTTATATCTCCTAAAGTACGTCAAATACAAGCTCACCGCCATTATTACCTGCATCTAAAGCAATAGCATTGGCTAAGTCTTGATTGGCTATAACGGTCTGTTCCATTGCATTTTGACCACCTGTTTCGCCACGTTCACGTAAAGCGTAAGCAAACGCTAGTTGAACAATCGGCTGTGTAGGTAGCTTTGTATCGTCTGAATCGGCTGTTAAGTCTGTATCACGTAACACAACATTAGCTTCTAACACATACGTATCATTAGGTGTAGGATAGAATGTAACTTGTGTATCGTTGTTAACGTCTGTTCCGTCGAATGCAAAGTAACGTGGTTTGCCTGTAGTGTTATCAGGGTCTTTGTAATGCTTATCTTTAATGTAAGCTTTTGTACGTTGTCGTATCTCTTGTTTTTCTGTAACGTTGTACAAAGACATTAATTCACCACGTATACCGAAGTCAGTTAATGAATATGTCTTAGTATTGTTAACAGTTGTTATGTCAATGGCTGTACGTAATGAAGACCAATCCCAAGCGGCTTCAACGAACTTTACAGCGTCATTAACAAAATCACCAACAAGTTTACTATAATCGTTTTCGTTAACGGTTGTTACTTCATCTTCTCTTAACTTACGAAGTACACTGTTAACCAACTGTAAATATGTCATCTGTTTATTCCTTACTATATAGTAATATTATAGCATGTTTTTGTTTAAATGTCAAGATAAAAATTCATTATTTAACAAAGGATTGTTTCTCAAGTCTTCAAACTCATACTGTTCACCGTATTGTGTACGCATTTTAACCAATGGACTTTTATCAGCACTCGGTCTACCAAACTTTTCTTGTGTAGCAGCAAGTCCTGTATTTAGACCATTTATGGAATCCCACAAACTACCTAACATATCTTGAACACCACTCATATCCACATCAAGACCACTAATGCTTTCTATGGCACTTTCTATTTGTCCTTTGATAGGCTGTAAAACATCATCATCAAAACTAGATAACTGGTCACGCACATACTGATTAGTGTCAGATAGCCCGTCTTTTAAATTACCTGCCATCGTTTCAATGTCATCTTTTATAGGGTCTAAGTAGTCGTCTTCAAAGCCTGATAACTGGTCACGTACATACTGATTACTGTCAGATAAACCTGTCTTCAAATCACCTGCAAGTGACTTAACATCTTCCTTGACAGGGTTTAAATACGTATCTTCAAAGCCTGATAATCCCTCTCTAAAAGATTGATTCTGTTCAGACAATGCTAATTGTATTTCATCTATATCTTGCTGAAAAGCCTTGTTAGTATCTGACAAGTCCTGTTTAATTGGTTGTAAATAATCTTTATCAAAAGCAGCTAACTGGTCACGTACATCCTTGTTTGTTTGTGATAACTTTTCGTCAATTGGTTTAATATAATCTTGATTAAACGCACTTAACGTTGTGTCTACTTTTGTAATTACATTTTCAATATCTTCCTTTATAGGCTGCAGAGTTTCATCATCAAACAATGCCAATTCATTCCTGACATTTTGATTTATAACTGAAATCTCTTCCTTAACAGGCTGTAAATACTCTTTGTCAAAGTTAGCTAAATCTGTACGCACACTTTGATTTAGTTGTGAAAACTCTTCTTTTATAGGCTCTATAGCTGCTTGGAATGTTTCGTTTTGTTCAGACATAAGCACTTGAACTTCGTCAATCACTTCACGCTGTACAAACTGATTAGCCTGTGAAGCCGCTTCTATAGCTCCTGCACCTAGTGTTTCAACAGTGTTAACAACAGGCTTTATAAAGTTCTCATTAGCCCATGAAGCACCTTCTACTAGCTTATCGCCAATAGCTTTAATAGCTTCTGGTGTCTCCCAATCACCGTCGCCAAAGTCCATGTCAAGGTCTAATTCTTTAATGCCGCCCGCTTTAACCCATGCATTCGCTCCTGACTTAATACTATCCTCTAAATTATCACCTTGTAGTTGCTTGTCAATAACTTTAAGAATACCTGCTGTTTGAGCTTTAGTAGTACCTAAAGCATCTTCAATATAACTAGCAGGTGAGCCGTTACCTGATAAGTCTAATGCTCCCGAAACAGCTTTTAAGACATTCCCACTGTCTACCGCTTCAATAATATCAACACCTGTTTCAATAGCGTTTATAGTATCTGCATAGGCTATAACATCTTTAGTAGCTCCTACCATCTCTGCCGCTGCCTGTGCCGCTTTTAGTTCTTCAGCTAAGCCCGCTGTAAAAGCGTCAGTAGCTACTTCTTTTAAGTTATTACCCTGTGCCGCTGATACAGCACCAGATGCAATAGCTGCACCTGTAGTAGTACTAACACCAAAACCAGTACTAATAACAGAACCTAATCCTGCAGTTGCAAACGTCAAAGGTACAGATTCAGCAACACCTTTAACAATTTGATTAGCCAAGCTTACTTCTTTACTAAGGTCTTCTTGCCTCTCGAACTGCCCAGTTTCTGAATTATATTCCATGTAATCAAAACTGCCAAGCTCGTCTGTATAGACTTTGAAGCTATTGTTAATACCTAGTGAATCCAGTACTGCACGTTTGTCATCGTAACCTTGAAAACTGCCGTCATAGTCATCACCAAAAGTATCTTTCATACCTTCATTGTATTTATTAACTATATCATCAAACTCACTACTACCCATTAAGTCTTTAACTTCGTTAAATTGACTTTCAGTAATAAATCCATCATTAGCCTGCACTGAAAAGTTATCAATACCAAAACTAGGAATGTCAGCAATTAATGGATTAAGCACTTGTTGTTGTTTTTCACTATCACTAAGCAGCTTATCAACAGACTTACTAGTAACATCAAAACCACTAACACCACCAAGCCCACTAAGACTAGGTATCTCAAGAGGCTTAACAGTCTGTATAGCTTCTGTAATAGGGTCTGGTGTGGGAGTTACCGGAACAGGTTCTACCATAGTAGGCACTACAGGTGTAGGCGCTACAGGTGGGGGAATTACAGGCGCTACAGGCTGTGTAGCCACAGGAGTTGGAGCTATAGGCGCTGAAGCTATAGGGTTAACATTAAAGTCATTAGATAGGTCTTTACCTTTCAGAGCCTCTATAGCCTGTGTAATAGGGTCAGGCTTAGTTATAGCCACAGTACCTGCGCCTTCTAAGACTTCTACGTCAGGTGTTGGTGACTTATCGCTAACGACGTCTACAGGGTCTACAACAGCTTCTTTCTTTGGTTCAGGAGCTTTATAGGCGTCAAAGTTAAACTTGGACGAATCCAAAGTAAAACCTCCACCCCCGAACAACCCTGAGAAATCTAAATTAAACATTTAATCACCATTTACTTTTGTTAGCTACTATTACCAATTTTTGCATGACCAATACCCTGCCGTTAACTTAGACTTCTTATTATCACATTTGT